ACAGCGTGTTAATAAACACGTTATTTATGTAATAATAATAAAGTAAATTTTAACTTAAATTAAATTAATTATGAATAAAAAAGTAGAAAAAATATCTGAAGATCATTTAAAAGAACTTCAAGGTAAAGTTAATACAATAAATCAAGCTCAATTACAACTTGGTGGTTTAGAATCTCAAAAGCATAATCTTTTGCATGGAATATCAACTTTGCAAAAAGAATTAACTGAGTTTCAAAATACATTAGAAGAAGAGTATGGCAAGGTAAGTATTAATATACAAGATGGTAGCATAGCTCCACTGCCTGAAGAAAACGTAGAAAATGAATCTGATACGCAAGATTAGTATTGGTAAAGATTATAAAAATGACGCGATGCATTACTCTGTAGGCCAAGAAGTCTACGGAGGGCACGTCATTTGTGATATACTAGAATCACCTACTAAATATAGCGTTTATATTAAAAAAAACAAAGAGGTGTTACCTTGGAAAGATTTTAATAAAAATATGGCTGTATCAGTAGAGTATAATTTAAACTACTAATGAAAAGTATTTTTGATTTTGTGATAACACCACAAAACAAAAGATATAACAATACTAAAAAAATAGATGACGTTGATTTAATTGTAAACACTGAAATACAAAATCATAAGTTTATAAGTCAACAAGCTAAAGTTTTATATACACCAACGGCTTTTAAAACTAATATAAAACCTGGTGATGATGTAATTGTACATCATAATATTTTTAGAAGATGGAGAGACGTGCGTGGTGAAGAAAAAAATAGCAAAAGCTTTATTGATGAGCAAACATATTTATGCCAACCAGACCAGCTATATCTTTATAAGCAAAACAATAAATGGCAAACACAGCCAGGTTATTGCTTTATTAAACCAATAAAAAATACAGATAAATATAGTTTAGATAAAGAGCAACCATTGATAGGTATTGTAAAATATGCTGGTGATGATTTAAATGCTATGGGCTTAAAACAAAATGACTTAGTAGGTTTTTCACCACATAGTGAGTTTGAATTTATTGTTGATAATGAAAGGCTTTACAGAGTATTATTAAATTCAATTACAATTAAATATGAATATCAAGGACAAGAAGAAGAATATAATCCAAGCTGGCTACAAAGCAGTTGATGAATTAATTAAAGTTGCTAAAGAAGAAATTGTAGATACAGACGAAGACGTATCAGCTGATAGATTAAAAAACGCAGCAGCTACTAAAAAGCTAGCTATATTTGATGCTTTTGAAATATTAAATCGTATTGAAGAAGAAAAATCAATGCTTGATGGTAAACAAAAAGAAGAAACAAAACCTAAAGCGTTTGGTGGTTTTGCTGAAAACAGATCGATATAATGTATAAACAAACGTTATATAGAATAATAAAACCTATAAAACAAACTACCTTATCAAGATTAAACAAAGGTAAGAAGTGGAAATATGGTTATAACAAAGAGCATGACGTTGTTGTCATAAGTAAAACAGGACAAATAGGTGATGTATATGAAATACAAAACTTAAAAATAGCATTACCAAAGCAACCAAAAAAAATACAAAAATTTAGTAAAAACAAATGGGAAGTAACTGATTACCCTAAAGAACTAAATAAAATAAAAACAATATTTGACTGGCGTAACTACCCAGAAGATTTTAAAAACAAGTGGTACAATTATATTGAAGGTGAATTTAATAAACGCGATAATGGGTTTTGGTTTTACAATAAGAACAAACCTACTTATATTACTGGTACTAATTACATGTACTTGCAATGGACAAAGATCGACGTTGGACACCCTGATTTTAGAGAATCAAACAGGTTATTCTTTATATTTTGGGAAGCATGCAAAGCAGATGAAAGATCGTACGGTATGTGCTATGTTAAAAACAGACGATCAGGATTTTCGTTCATGGCGTCTGGCGAAACAGTTAACATGGCAACCATATCAAGCGATGCAAGATTTGGTGTATTATCAAAGTCCGGTGCAGACGCTAAAAAAATGTTTACCGATAAAGTCGTACCAATATCTGTTAACTATCCGTTCTTCTTTAAACCGATACAAGACGGTATGGACAGACCAAAAACAGAACTTGCTTACAGAGTTCCAGCTTCAAAACTCACGAGGCGTAAAATGGTTTCAAATGAACCAACGGAAGAACTCGTTGGTCTCGATACCACTATCGACTGGAAGAACACTGGTGATAACGCTTATGACGGTGAAAAACTAAAACTACTTGTACATGACGAAAGTGGTAAATGGGAAAGACCTGAAAATATTTTAAATAACTGGCGAGTTACTAAAACATGTTTACGTTTAGGTAGTAGAATTATTGGTAAGTGCATGATGGGTTCAACGTGTAATGCTTTAGATAAAGGTGGTGATAATTTTAAAAAGCTATATAATAACTCTGACATAACAAAAAGAAATAAAAATGGCCAAACAAACTCTGGCTTGTATTCTTTTTTTATACCTATGGAGTGGAACTACGAGGGTTTTATAGATGAGTACGGTATACCAGTATTTGAAACGCCACAAGAAGAAGTTTATGGACCATACGGTGATCTAATAGATTTAGGTGTTATAGAGCATTGGCAAAATGAAGCTGATGGTTTAAAGAACGATCAAGATGGTTTAAATGAATTTTACAGACAGTTTCCAAGAACAGAAGAACACGCGTTTAGAGATGAAACTAAAAACAGTATATTTAATTTAGTTAAAATATACGAACAAATAGATTATAACGATGGTGTTGAAACTACTTCTGCTGTAACTAAAGGTAACTTTCAGTGGGTTAATGGTGTCAAAGATACAAGTGTAATATTTTATCCTGATCAAAACGGTAGGTTTAATGTTAGCTGGATACCACCAAGCCACATGCAAAATAAGATATTATTAAAGAACAACATTAAATATCCTGGTAACGAGCATATAGGTGCATTTGGTTGTGATAGTTATGATATATCAGGAACAGTTGATGGCAAAGGATCAAAAGGCGCTTTGCATGGTTTAACTAAATTTAGTATGGAGGAAGCTCCTACTAATCATTTCTTTTTAGAATATATAGCTAGACCAAGTACAGCTGAAATGTTTTTTGAAGACGTTTTAATGGCATTGCATTTTTATGGCATGCCGATATTAGCAGAGAATAATAAACCGCGTTTATTATATTATCTAAGAAGAAGAGGGTATAGGCAATATTCTATGAACAGGCCTGATAAATCTTTTAATAAACTCTCAACTGCTGAAAAAGAAATAGGTGGTATACCTAACTCAAGTGAAGATATAAAGCAAGCACATGCTGCTGCTATTGAGATGTACATACAAGATCACGTTGGTAAAAATGAAGCTGGCGAATATGGTTCAATGTACTTTAATAAAACTTTAAATGAGTGGTCTAGATTTGATATTAATAAAAGAACAAAGTTTGATGCTACTATTAGTTCAGGTCTAGCAATTATGGCATGCAATAGGCATTTGTATTCGCCTAATGTAGAAAAGCAAAAAGCAAAAGTTAATTTAAGTTTTGCAAGATATACAAACACAGGAACAAGATCAAGAATAATTAAATAAGTATGGCCGAAAAAGCAATAAAAGGTTATTTTCCAAGTCAAGTCGTTAGCGACTTAGAGAAGTCAAGTAGTGAATATGGCTTAAAGGTAGCTAAAGCTATTGAGTATGAATGGTTTGGTAAAGACACAGGTTTAAATAGATTTAAAACAAATCAAACTAGTTTTCATAAATTAAGGCTATACGCAAGAGGTGAACAGTCTGTGCAAAAATATAAAGATGAGTTATCTATTAATGGTGATTTATCTTATCTTAATTTAGACTGGAAACCTGTACCTATTATACCTAAGTTTGTAGATATAGTAGTAAACGGTATAGCTGAAAGAACATATGACATAAAAGCGTACTCACAAGATCCATACGGCGTTAGTCAAAGAACAGAGTATATGGCATCTATTGTTCGTGACATGCAAACAAAAGATCTAAACGAATATGTAGAAGACTCATTTGGTATTAACATGTTTGAAAGTGATCCAAACAATTTACCTGAAAACGCAGAAGAGCTACAGTTACATATGCAGCTTAATTACAAACAAGCTGTAGAAATAGCAGAAGAACAAGCTATCAATACTTTATTTGAAGGTAATAAATACGAGTTAACTAAAAAACGTGTGTATTACGATTTAACTGTTTTAGGTATTGGTGCTGTTAAAAATAGCTTTAATACTTCAGAAGGTATAACTATAGACTATGTTGACCCTGCTAATTTAGTATATTCATATACAGAATCACCTTACTTTGATGATATATATTATGCAGGCGAAGTAAAAAATATACCTATAAATGAACTTAAAAAACAATTTCCAGAATTAACAGACTCTGATCTTGAAGATATACAACAGCAAGGTATTTATAACGATGGTTACTCAAACAGATCATCATATGAAAGAAGTAGTTTAGATAAAAATATTGTACAAGTTTTATATTTTAATTATAAGACATACGCAAATGAAGTTTATAAAGTAAAAGAAACATCAAGTGGTGCTACTAAGATGTTACAAAAAGATGATTCATTTAATGTGCCTGATGGTGAAGAGAAGTTTAGCAGAGTATCTAATGCTTTAGAAGTTTTATATGAAGGTGTTTTAGTTGTTGGTAGTAAAAAATTATTAAAGTGGGAACTAGCTAAAAATATGGTTAGGCCAAAAAGTGATTACACAAAAGTAAAAATGAATTATGCTGTAGTTGCGCCACGTATGTATAAAGGTAAAATAGAATCATTAGTTAGTAGAATAACAGGTTTTGCTGACATGATACAATTAACACATTTAAAGCTGCAACAGGTAATGTCACGTATGGTACCAGATGGTGTGTACATGGACGCAGATGGTTTAGCGGAAGTTGATTTAGGTAATGGCACAAACTATAATCCACAAGAAGCTTTAAACATGTTCTTCCAAACTGGTAGTGTTATTGGTAGATCACTAAACTCTGATGGCGATATGAATCCAGGTAGAGTACCAATACAAGAAATAGCTAGTGGTAATGGTGGTGCTAAGTTACAAAGCTTAATCAGTACGTATAATTATTATCTACAAATGATAAGAGATGTAACTGGTTTAAATGAAGCAAGAGATGGTAGCACGCCAGATAAAAATGCTTTAGTAGGTGTACAAAAATTAGCAGCAGCTAATAGTAACACGGCAACAAGACATATATTGCAAGGTGGTTTATTTTTAACTACTGAGTTAGCAGAGTGTATATCATTAAGAATATCAGATATACTAGAATACTCACCAACAAAAGAAGCCTTTATTCAAGCTATTGGTGCACATAACGTAGGTACTTTAGAAGAAATGAGTACGTTACACTTATATGATTTTGGTATATTTATTGAACTATCACCTGACGAAGAAGAAAAGCAGTTACTAGAAAATAATATACAAGTAGCGCTAGCACAAAAGAATATAGAGCTTGAAGACGCTATAGACGTTAGAGAAATTAAAAATTTAAAACTAGCTAATCAGCTACTTAAATTAAGAAGAAAAAAGAAAATTGAAAGAGATCAAATGATCCAACAACAAAACATACAAGCTCAAGCGCAAGCAAACGCACAAGCGCAACAAGTTGCAGCGCAAGCAGAAGTACAAAAGCAACAAGCGTTGACACAAAATCAATTACAACTTGAGCAAGCTAAAGCGCAGCTTGACGCGCAGAAGTTACAAAGCGAAGCATTGTTGAAAAAAGAATTAATGAATCATGAGTTTCAAATTAATATGAGATTAAAAGAAATGGAAATTGAATCATTAAAAACCAAAGAGTCTAACAAGGAAGATCGTAAAGATGAACGTACTAGAATACAAGCATCACAACAGTCTGAATTAATAGAACAAAGAAAAAATAATACACCACCTAAAAAGTTTGAAAGTACAAGTAATGATATACTTAGTGGTGATTTTGATTTAGGCATGTTTGAGCCTAGATAATTGTTTAATTTTATAATATTATATTATGGCAGATAAAAATGTAAAGACAAATGAAGAGGTTGTCGAGCAAGTTGAAGAGACTAAAGAGCAACCTACTAAAGATGAAAAGGTTACATTTAAAGTAAAGCCTCGTATTAAGAAAAATACAGACGAGGTGGTAAAGGTAGATTTAAGAAAAAAACCTGAGCAAGAAGAAAATGTGGCTGAAGAAAAAGCTGAAGAAGCTACTGAGGAAAAAGTAGAAGAACAAGCTGAACCTGTTTTAGAAGAAATAAAAGATGAAACAGAAACTACTGAAGAGCAGGGAGAAAAACCTGTTATTGAAGAAGTAACTGAAGAAGAAAATAAAACAGAAACACAAGAAGAAAATGTAGAAACAGTTGAGCAAACTGAGCAAGCGCCAGAACAACCAACTGTTGAATTACCAGAAAATGTAGATAAACTAGTAAAGTTTATGGAAGAAACTGGTGGCGACATTGAGGATTATGTAAAGCTAAATGCTGATTATAGTAAGTACGATGATCAAGCTATGCTTAGAGAATATTACAGGCAAACAAAACCTCATTTAACATCATCTGAAATAGATTTTTTAATTGAAGATGATTTTACATATGATGAAGAGGTTGATGATCCAAAAGATGTTAAAAGAAAGAAATTGGCTTTCAAAGAGCAAGTTGCTTCTGCCAGAGGCCATATGGATAAATTAAAATCCAGTTACTATGCGGAAATTAAGAGCGGGGTTAAGTTAACTCCAGAACAACAAAAGGCTGTTGATTTCTTTAATAGATATAACAACGAGAAGCAAGAGAGTGATAAACTCCTTAATGAACAACAACAAACTTTTCAAAATAAAACTAATGAATTATTTAAATCTGATTTTAAAGGTTTTGAATATAACGTTGGTGATAAGAGATACAGGTTTAATGTTAAAAATGCTGAAGAGGTAAAAACACAACAAAGCGATATAAACAATTTTGTTAAACGTTTTGTTGATAAAAAAAATATGATGAGTGATGCCGGTGGTTATCATAAGTCATTATTTACCGCAATGAATGCTGATGCTGTAGCTAATCATTTTTATGAGCAGGGTAAAGCAGATGGTATTAAACAAAGCATGGCTAACGCTAAAAATGTAGATATGGCACCAAGAACAGCAGCACAAGATGTTGAAGCTGGTGGAATAAAAGTTAGGGCAATAAGCGGTGATAACACTTCAAGACTTCGAGTTAAAGTACGTAAATAAGTTTAACAATTTAAAATTAATTAAAAAATGGGCGTAATAACTCCAAGTGCTGGTGCGAATTTAAATTCTGTACCTGCACCAGTAAAACAAACGCTATCATCAAATTATATAGACTTTACTGCGTCTGGCACAGCAGGTTGGGCACAGCAATATTTACCTGATTTGATAGAAGCGGAAGCTGAGGTATTCGGAAAAAGAACTATCTCTGGCTTTTTAGAAATGGTCGGCGCTGAAGAAGCAATGACATCAGACCAAGTAATTTGGTCAGAGCAAGGTAGATTACACATCTCTCTTTCTGCGACTGTAGCAAATGCAAACATTAACAAAATTGAGTTTGCAGGTGGTGTATCGCATCAAATTAGAGTTGGTGATACTATACTAGTACATAAAGCAGCTAAAACAGTAAAATGTTTTGTGTCTGCACTTTCACCTGATGGTGGAAATACAATTACAGCTCTTCCTTACTCAATCGAAAACTTATCAACAGGTTCAGCTTTCGCTAATGCTGACGATGTAACTGTGTTAGTTTACGGTTCTGAGTTTGCAAAAGGTGTAGCTGGTAGAACTGAAGCTATAACTCCTTCATTCAAATCATTTACTAACAAACCAATCATCATTAAAGATATGTATCAGGTTTCAGGATCTGACGCTTCTCAAGTAGGTTGGGTTGAAGTAACTGGCGAAGATGGACAAAATGGTTTTTTATGGTATCTAAAAGCAGAAGGTGACACAAGATCAAGATTTACTGATTACTTAGAAATGTCACTAGTAGAAGCTGAGAAAAAAGATTCTACAGCAGCAGCTGGTGTACCTGATGGTACTGAAGGTTTATTTGCGGCTATAGAAGATAGAGGTCATACTACAACTGGTATTGACGGAAACACTGCAGCTGAAGATTTAGATGACTTTGATGAAATACTCAAAAAGTTTGATACACAAGGAGCAATTGAAGAAAACATGTTATATGTTAACAGAAAAGTATCATTAAGTATTGATGATATGTTAGCAGCTCAGAACTCATATGGTTCTGGTGGTACTTCTTACGGGGTATTTAACAACTCTGAAGATATGGCTCTTAATTTAGGATTTACAGGATTTAGAAGAGGTTCTTATGACTTCTACAAGCAAGACTGGAAATACTTAAATGATCAAGGTACAAGAGGTGCTTTTGGTGATAACGACATAAGAGGTGTTATTATTCCAGCTGGTACTTCATCTGTTTATGATGAAACACTAGGTAGGAATTTAACAAGACCTTTCTTACACGTTAGATACAGAGCTTCTCAAGCTGATGACAGAAGGATGAAAACTTGGATCGTTGGTTCAGTAGGTGGAAACATCACAACTGATATTGACAAGATGGAAGTACATTATCTATCTGAAAGATGCTTAGTTGTACAAGGAGCAAATAACTTTATGTTATTGAACTAATACATTATAAAAGAGTTAGGCGCTACGGCGCCTAGCCCTTTTTATTTTTTAATATTTAATTTTATTATATCATGAAAAAAACAAAAAACAATTGGGAGATAAAAGACAGAGTATACTTTTTGCGTGACGGTCGATCTCCATTAACATGTACAATTAAAGGCAAAGGTATATATTGGTTTGACGAAGAAAAAGGATACGAAAGAGAACTTAAGTATGCTGTAAATCAAAAAACACCATTTGTAGATGAATTTAAAGGTGACGCAAGACTTGGCCATATAGTATTTGAAGATGGTGTACTTAATGTGCCAAAAGAAAAACAAACTTTACAACAGCTATTATCTATGTATCATCCAGATAATGGTATTGTATACGAAGAGTTTGATGCAGTTCAAGAAGCTACTGATGATTTGGTAGATATTGAAATGGAAATAGAAGCTTTAAATATAGCTAAAGATTTAGATGTTGATCACGCTGAAGCTATATTAAGAGTTGAACAAGGAAGTGAAGTTAGTAACATGACTTCAAGAGAATTAAAAAGAGATGTTTTGGTTTTTGCTAAAAAAAATCCAAAGCTATTTATGAATCTTGTAAATGATGATAATGTTGAAGTTAGAAACTTTGGTATTAAAGCTGTTGAGGCTGATATATTAAGATTATCTAATGATCAAAGAACATTTACTTGGGCTAGTAACAAAAGAAAAGTAATGACTGTTCCGTTTGATGAACATCCTTACTCAGCGCTAGCAGCCTTCTTTAAAACAGATGAAGGTTTAGAAGTTTATAAGAACATAGAAAAAAGATTAAAAAAATAATCACCTTATAGAGTAGTCACTCTATATGAGTGGCTACACTATATAAAAAGAAATTATGGCAGTATTAATAGATACAGTATATCAAAGGGTTTTATCAATTGCTAATAAAGAGCAGAGAGGTTATATCACGCCTCAAGAGTTTAACTTATTAGCTAATCAAGCACAAATGGAAATATTTGAGCAATACTTTTATGATTTAAATCAGTTTGGCAGGCTGCCAGGTAATGAAACAAAGCACGCTGATATGGTAGATATACTAGAAGAAAAAATATCTATATTTGAAAAGTTTAGGCAAGATGTTAGTATGGGGTCAGGTGGTGTAGGAGATTTAACAAACGTCGGCGCTAACGATATATATAGATTAGGTACTTTAAGTTTTAACAACTCTGGTGAATACATTGAAATAGAACATGTTAATCAAAATGAATTAAACAATTACATAAACTCACCGTTAACAGCACCAACAACTACAAGGCCTATATATATTAAGACATCTGAAACAGCAATACAAGTTTACCCAACAACAATAACTAGTGGTGTAACGTGTAACTTCATAGCAAGACCTGCTGATGTAGTTTGGAATTTTACTACAGTGTTAGGTGAAGCTTTACATAACTCTAACGGTACGGTTAATTTTCAACTGCATGAATCAGACGAAACCACTTTAGTACAAAAAATATTACAGTTAACTGGTATAACTATTAAAGACCCTGGTTTATATCAACTAACTGATAAAGAAGAAAACGAAACAACTCAACAAGAAAAATTATAACGGATGGCTTTATTTAAAGGAACACAACAGTCTTATTATCAAGGTGCTGATAACAATTTTAATACGTCTGACGATTTAAACACGTATGGTAATTATCAGTTTGTTAATATTAAAGATTTAATAACAAACTTTATTATTACGTATGTTGGTGAAAATAAAATAATAAGCAAAGTTAAAAGGCCTGATGTTGCTTTTCACGCACAAAGAGCTTTACAAGAGCTTAGTTATGATACTTTAAAGTCTACTAAAACACAAGAAGTTGAAGTTGGATCTAGTCTAACTTTACCGTTGCCGCATGATTATGTTAATTATGTTAAGGTATCTTTTGTTGATGATAATGGTATAGAAAATATATTAATACATAGTAGGAAAACTAGTAACCCAAGAGCTTTATCACAAGACTCTAGCTTTAATTATCAGTTTGATAGCGATGGTAATTTAACTGAAGCGTCAGACTCAAACTCTTGGCTTCGTTATAAAGATAATTCTAACGTTGATAGCGGCGATACAAACAATGAAGATGAGCCAGGTGCTTTATTAAATGAAGGTGGTAGGTATGGTTTAGAGCCTGAGTTTGCTCAAAGTAATGGTATATTTTATATTGATGATACCCGTGGTAGAATACATTTTAGTTCTAATATGTTAGAAAAAACAATATTGATAAAATATATAAGTGATAGTTTAGCTACTGAAGGTGAAATGCAAGTACATAAGTTTGCAGAAGAAGCAGTATATAAATTTATAGCACACGCTATTTTAGCTAGTCGTGCTAATACACCTGAATATTTAGTTGCGAGATTTAAAAAAGAAAAGTTTGCAGAAATAAGAAAAGCAAAAATAAGATTATCAAATATTAAATCTGAAGAACTTGTTCAGGTAATGAGAGGTAAGTCGAAACGAATTAAACACTAATTAACACATGGCGGAGTTGAAACGTAATTTCACATCAAGTCGTATGAATAAAGACCTTGATGAAAGGTTAGTGCCTAATGGCGAGTATAGAGATGCGTTAAACATTAGTATCTCAACTTCAGAATCGTCTGACACAGGCTCTGTTGAAAGTATAAAAGGTAATTCAAGAATATCAACGTTAGGCATTGCTGGTAGAAAATGTATAGGTACAGCACGTGACGAAGAAACAAATAAAATTTATTGGTTTATAGCAGGTACAAGTGTAGATGCTATAGCAGAGTACAACGAAGATACAGGTAATGTAGAGCCAGTGTTAGTTTCAGTAAAAGCAACAGCTGATGTTTTAAAATTTTCATCAAGTAGTTTTATAACAGGAGCAAACGTACTTGATGGCGTTTTATATTTTACAGATAATATAAACGAACCTAAACAAGTTGACATCACTAGATCAAAAAACGGATCAACAAACTTCTCAACACACACAAAATTAATTATACAAAGTAGAGACGGTAATTCAGATAAAGGTAATATAGCTGAAGAGCATATCACAATAATTAAAAAATCCCCATTAAACGCACCAGCTATAACAATGTCAAACACATTACGTGATGGCACTGTTAACGCTCAGTTTGAACAATCACCTAGCGGCACTATTGATGATGAGTTTTTTGGCACAACAGCAGCTGGCTCAAAAGCACCTGGTACTGTGTTAGGTAATATAGTTTTTTCACCAAAACCAAGCTTTGAAGTTGGTGATAATTTAAAGTTTACTCACACGTCTACTGATGACGGAGAAGTTATTACGTATGAAGTTAGGGTTGTTGTAATAGAAATAGTAAGTGAGGCGGCTGTATCTAAAACACTTAAAACAAAAATACTTAGTATTACTGATGATATAATAGTACCATCATCAACTATAGTTTGGTCTGTAGAGCTTGAACAAAAAGATCCTTTTTTTGAACTTGTATTTCCAAGATTTGCATACAGGTGGAAATATTCTAATGGTCAATACTCTGCATTTTCACCATTTAGTGAAATAGCATTTTTACCAGATGAAATAAACGGCTATAAGTTTGATGCTAAAAACGGCTTTAATCAAGCTATGGTTAACACGGTTAGAAAAATAACATTAAATACGTTTGATACTAAACCAAGCAATGTTGTTGAAGTTGATATATTATTTAAACAGTCAAACAATACAAATGTATACACTGTTAAAACATTAAAAGAAGATTTTACTTCTTTTGATATAACATCAGAACAAATATACGCTACAGTACCATCAAATCAATTAATAAGACCTTATGATAACGTTCCTAAAAAAGCGTTAGCACAGGATGTTGTGGCTAACAGATTAGTGTTTGGTAACTATGTGCAGAACTATAACGTTGATGATGTTCCATCGTTTCAAACAAATATTTTATCAAATAGAATAACAGAAAATACGCCAACAAAATCACTAAAATCAATACGTAAATATCAACTCGGTGTTATATACTTAGATGAGTTTGGTAGGCATACACCAGTTTTTGCAGATGATAGTAGTGTTGTAACTATTGATCAAATACAATCAAACACTGCAAATAAAATAGAAGCTAAAATAACAACACCAGCTCCAGACTGGGCAACACATTATAGATATTACATTAAAGAACCTTCTAATGAATATTACAACTTAGCGTTAGACAGATATTACGAAGCAGAGGATGGTAATGTTTGGCTTAGTTTTTCATCAGCTGATAGAAATAAGGTAGACAACGAAACGTTTTTAATACTAAAAAAGAAACACACAACTAACTCTAGTGTTTTTAAAACTTCAGGCGGTACTGTTAAATACAAGATACTTGATATTTCAAATGAAGCGCCAACGTTTATTAAGCAAAAGAAAACATCAATAGGTAAAATCACAACGCAGTTTGGCGAAAACTCAACTCCTTCTGAAGGCTTTCCCGAGGTTGGATTTTTATCATTTAAAGTTAAAGGTGGTGATATAAATGTTTTAAAAGATTTAAACACTACATCGGTAACTGATAAATATATACGTATATCAACATCTCAAGATGCATCAGAGCTTTATCAATTAAGTAGCATAAATGTTAATGATGCGGGCGCTACTGGTAACTTAACAGAAGATGTTGACACCTGGACATTTAATATAGCAGAACCATTTGGTGAAGATATTTCTTTTGCTGGCACAGGCACTAACAAAACAGATGGTTTGTCGTTAGAAGTTTTACAAGAAGACATTGACGAAAATAATCCTGAGTTTGTAGGTAGGTTTTTTGTTAAAGTGCCAAGAGATTCTACATTAGATAGTAATATATTAAGTGGAGCAGTTGACAGGGTTTATAAAGTTAAAAACGCACAGAATATATTTAAAATAGATACAACGCACAATACTCATGCTGATTACTCTAACGGCACGCAGCTGTTTGCTATTGATAAAGCTGGTGGTTTTGATGGAGATAAAAACACTTTAGCAACGGGTAAAGGCGCTCAGGGTGGTAAGAAAACTATACAAATAAGATTAATAGGCATTGGTCCTGATAAAGAGCCACATACGTTAAATCCAAACGTTGTAAATTTAACTGCTAACGCGCTCTTAGACGGACAATTACGTACTCCTGGTACTAAACTACGTTGGCGAGATGATCCTAGCCAGGAGGTGTACGAGATTGTCTCTGCTAGCCCCATAAAAGTATTTAATTTTGGTAAAGGTCGTATTCAGCGTAAAAGAGCTGACAACAAAGGTATACGTTACACAATTACTTTAGATAGAGAACTATCTTTTAACCCGCAAAACGCAGTACAAACAGGCGTTACATCTGATAGTGGTACTAGCACCGTGTTAGAAGTTGTGTCAGAGGTAATAAATGAAAACACATTTGCTAGTGATAGCCCAGCTGTATTTGAAACTGAACCAAAACAAGCTGTTGATTTAGAGTTATATTACGAAACAAGTAAAAGTTATCCCATAGCAGATTTGGCAACGTTTAAAACGTTAGATTATTTTAACTCTTTTTCGTTTGGTAATGGCGTTGAATCAAACAGAATACGTGATGACTTTAACGCGCCAACTATAGATAAGGGCGTAAGAGTATCTACTGTTTTAGCAGAGCAGTATAAAGAAGAACATAAGAAAAGTGGTTTAATATATTCTGGAATATATAATTCTACAAGCGGTATAAACAGACTAAATCAGTTTATTGCTGGTGAAAAAATAACAAAAGATTTAAATCCAGAATATGGATCAATACAGAAGCTACACACTAGAAACACAGACTTAATAGCCTTGTGTGAAGATAAAGTATTAAAAATATTAGCTAACAAAGATGCTTTGTTTAATGCAGATGGTAATGTAAACTTAACATCAACTAATAATGTTCTTGGCACCGCAATGCCGTTTTCAGGTGAGTACGGTATAGGTAAAAATCCAGAAAGTTTTGCTAGCTTTGGTTATAGAGCTTATTTTACTGATAAAGCCAGAGGTGCTGTATTAAGATTATCAATGGATGGCATAACTAAAATATCTAATTATGGCATGGGTAATTACTTTAAAGACAACTTAGCAGCGGCAACAACAGTGCTAGGTACGTACGATGAAGATAGTAACAACTATAATATTACACTAAATAATGATACCGTAAGCTTTGCTGAATCTATAAACGGCTGGGAAAGTAGAAAGTCTTATATACCAGAGCATGGTATATCTTTAAATAAAGTATATTATACTTTTAGCGATGGTGACATGTGGAAACATACAGATACAGCCACAAGAAATACTTTTTATGGAAGTTCATTTGTTGACTCGCAAATAACATTATTACTTAATGACTTACCATCAAGTGTTAAAAAATACAAAACGATAAACTATGAAGGTAGTAGATCAAGAGAATATAATGCGTCAGGAGCACAAACAAAAACTGGGTGGTACTTAAACAACATAACAACAGACCAACAGTCTGGTGAAATACAACAGTTTAAAGATAAAGAAAACAAGTGGTATAATTACATAAAAGGTAAAGCTGTAGCTGGAACTGATATTGATACAAAAGAACTTAATATACAAGGCGTTGGTAAGCTCTCAGCTTTAAGTGGTAATGGTCAAAGTTTATTTGATCTTAATATAACCGTAACAGGCCTAGCCGCGCAAAACATGACACTAACAGGTGTATCTGGTGAAGGAACTTGGACATTAAGTGGTAATACAGTAACTAGAACCGGTGTTAGCCAAATAGCAGATACAGACCCTGTTGTATTGACGTTTACTTCTAATGATGGTTTTGATAATCCTGCTTCACAAACAGTTACTAGTTTACCATCTGAATTTAATGGACAGCCTACATATAATGCTACAAACAACACGCTAAGCATAACGTTTAACTCAGCTACATTATCAGCTAACAAAAATATAACTATAGCGCTAGCCAACCCTGCGCCAGAAAAAACATTTGGTATTGAGGGTAAATTTGATGACACTGTAGAAAATGTAGTTAAAGATAGGTATTACAAAATAACAGTTTCGTATGATAGCGGTAGTATATCTCCTTTAAGTAATTTTCCTGGTGGTGATGATATTTTAGTTACATTTTATGGTGGTAATGTTGGTGATATACCAAACTTAACAAATTTACCATTTGATTTTGATCAAAATACAGCAGATACTAAGCCCGGCACAAACCTACAAAACATTGATCCTATTGGATTTGGTGAAGTAAAATTAAATCAAACAGCACAAAATAGCGCAACTAAAATATTTATAGATGATATAGATAAAAATCATAATAGCATACAAGATGCTTTCACAAGACACGGAACTCCGGTAGCTGCTGTAAATGTAAGGCTTACAAGAGCAGCTGATGCTACTAAGTTTATAGATTATACAATAAGTAATTTTGAAGAAGCAACAACCGCAGTTAGTAGCTCTAACAATAATGCGTTTTCAGGCAGCGCTACAGTTGGTAACACGGCAAGCGGTTTAATATCAAAAGTATTTCAAGCAAGTGAAGGTCATATATTTACAACACCACCACGTGTTGTGTTTAGTGATGTAGCACGCGAGGAGAATTATAACGTTGTTGTTCAAGACGCTAGCAATACTAATAATGAATTAACCACGAGAAGGTTTACCATATCATATGATATAAATGACAAAGAAAATATAACTACGGATAAAATAAACTTTACTGCTATAGCTAGCAATAACCAAACATCTACTAATAAACTTTATAGTGTTACGTGTGATCAAACGCAATTAAACTTTTATGGTGGCGAAAGAGATATAACTGTTTTTGGTGATCCTAATTCTACATTTAAAATATCTATATCTGACGGTAGCAATACATATGATTTTTCTTCTAACACTTTTACAAGTGGTAGCACAGAAAGTGGTACTTTAACTGTAACATCAGATGGTTCACTTGCGACAACTATAGATTTTCCAGCTGTAACCGCTAACAAAACTTATACAGCAACTATAACCGCTTTAGGTAGTTCAGCATTTAATACAAGTCCTGCTACTAGACAATTTACTATTGAGCAGAAAAAAGAAGTGTTTATAAGATTTACGCCGACAAATGCAAACGCTATAGATACAGCAGCAGGAGAAACGGTTACGCCTTCATCTGTGACGGTTACATCAACCGGTAGCAGCAGCGCTCAGCAAAGAGTTTTATTGTCATATACTATAACAACATCTAACGATATGGTATTATTAAGTACACCACAGTTTAATAGTTGGAGTGGTATTGGTTCATCTGTAAATAACACAACAAGAGAGATTACACTTTCTAATGGAGGTAAAGTTACAATTGACAACCACAATATAAACATAGACAATACAGTTACTCCTAATCAAGCTGTATATACAGCAAGTGCTTTTATATCTCAGTTTGGTACTGATGATGATACTGTTACTTTAAACATTAGTAATCACTTAAACGCGCAATCATCATCTAATCAATTTGTAAACTTAGGGGTAACAGAAAATGATACAGATTTGTCAAGCGTTGCTTTGTTAACTGGACATCAAATTTTATCTAGTTCAACTAACGCTAGTGGCACTGGTAAAGTTGTTGGCGATTTTACAGGTCAAAATATATACGATATTGTAATTAATGTTGTTTCAATAACAGACAGTAGTCAAATAACAGCTTTTGGCTTAAATTCAAGTTCAACTTCACCACAAACAACTACACCAACTTCACTAACACAAATATCAAGTAATGTTTGGGAGGCAACATTTAACTGGTCAGCTACTTTAAACGCAGGAAATACAGCGGCAAACAATACTTACAATGTAGAGTTAAGTGTAGATTTAAACGGAATAACTTAATAATATGGCACAACTAACATTAACAATAGACGGAAATATAAATGTATCATTACAACCTAAAACAGACGCTACACTGTCAGGTAATGATATAATATACTATGGTACGCCAAGTGGTACTACAGTATCTTCTATAACAAGATTAGGTGAATGTGTAGGCGTTAACAGAACAAACAACACGATAGTAGTAGAAGTAGCTGACAGCGTTGTTAGGCCGTCACAAAACGACTTTATATTTTTTGGCAAAGATAACCAAGCTAGTAAATCAGGTATTTTAGGTTATTACGCAGAGCTAGAAATGAAAAATAATTCAACAGATAAAATCGAACTATTTTCAGTAGGTACAGAAGTATTTGAAAGTAGCAAATAACGTGTGATTATATATGTATAAAAATAAAATTAATTAATTATGGCAGTACCAATAGGATTAGCAGTAGAAGCAGGTAAACAAGTTGTAGGCGGCTTAACAAGTATCGCTGGAAGTATTATCGGCTCAGGAAAAAGAAGAAGAGAACAAAGACAAGCACAAGCTGAGTATGATAGAAACATGCAACAGTTTCAGCAGCAAGATACATCTAACTTGTATGCAAATATGGAAAACCCATTTGCAGATCTTACTGTTAACCAGCAAGCTGCTAACTTTGCTAGACAACAGCAGCAACAAGCATCGGCAAATATAATGCAAAATTTACAAGGTGCAGCTGGTGGATCAGGTGTCGCGGCACTAGCACAATCATTAGCGCAGCAAGAAGCAGCATCAGCGCAAGCAGCGTCAGCAGATATTGGTAGACAAGAAGCGGCAAATCAAGCTAGAGCAGCAGGCGCGGCTATGGATTTACAAAGGATGGAAAGGATGGGCGCTGAAACAGCTAGAGGTTTGGAGCTAGATAAAAGAACTACACTGTTAGGTATGTCACAAGAAAGATTAGGAGCAGCTAACGAAGCTAGAAAAGAAGCAACAGCCGCGGCAATAAGTGGCGTTGGTCAGTTAGCGGGTGGTGCAGCTACATTAGGTGCTGCTAAAGCAGCAGGCTCAAACGGTAATTTTCTTGGCATGAAATTTGATATGCGTGGCTTAGAAGAATTTACACCAGGAGATAAATAATAAATATTATGGCAAACGGAAATTTAATACAAGGAGCAAGAAGATTAGGTCAATCAAAAAGATTTATTGATTATGGTAAAATACTTACCCGTAGTATCGATACATCTAAATTAGATAAAGCTCTTGAAGAAGGTAGAGAAAGATATTACAGGCAGCAAAAAGAATATGAAGCTAAGCTTGGTAATTATCTTAGCCAGAAAGGTACATTAGATTTAACTAAGGTGCCTGATCATGCTATGTCTGCCGTTAAAGATCAGTTAACCGCACAGAAAAACGCGTATGCAGCCGCAGCAACAGCAGCAGCTCAAGCAAAGGTTGGTAGTGAAGAGTATAACACAGCTATTGATCAAATGAACTCAGCTAATAATATTATAAGAAATTTAGACGCAAACTTATCAGGCGCGGCTACAACAATAGCTGAAATGCAAGAGGCTTTTGATAGTCAAGAGTTTTCAAAAGGTAATCCTGACTACAATAAATACATACAAGCAATAGGTGATCCTAACGCTGAAAATGGGCCAAAGTATATATTTGATGATAGCGGTAATTTATCAATACAGTTGTTTGATGATAATGGTAACCCAACAGAAACGGTTGCCGCTAAAGATTTAAATAAGTTTTTTAGAAAAGCAAACGAACAAATAAATAATGTTACTGCTCTTGCTGGTCAAGCAGAAGCTAGAGGTTTAAGTGGACTTAAATATGATGAAAAACAATCAAGACGTCAAATAGCAATGGCTTTAACAGATAATAGAGAAAATTTACTATCATTAGCTAGAGATGCTTTTGTGCTAGATAAACCTATAATATCTGACGCTGACATGGAAACAGAATTATACGAAGGCTTAACAGGTAGAGAGTTGTTATTAAGAGAAAACCAAACTCAATTAAAAAACTTTTTAACTGATAAATATATAGATGCTGTTAAAACTGGCTATGATAATGGAAGATCTGTTTATGATGAGAAGAAAAACGAAGGTAAAGAAAAAGAAAATGTAATATCAGGTATTGATGAAGTTTTAGAAGAACACGCTGAAAGTAGTGTTGTGTACGTAGAGAGTGATCAAATAGGCCCAACAATGCCAACAATAATTGACGGTAATAAAGAAATAAACGAAGATGCTTCTCAAGAAAGATTTGCACAAGAAGTAGCTGGATCATTAAATAGTGGAGCTTATGGTTCTCAAACTAACGAATACTTTTCAAGAGATGCAATTGTCGCTCAATTAATGGATATGGATGTAAAAGAGTTAGCTAAGTATGACTCAACGTTTGCTAATAAAAGTTACTCTGACGGTACTGACATTGGAGAAAACAAGAAAAGACAGGATATATTAAATTTTCTTACTAAAAGGTATCCTGACAAATATCTGTTTAGAACAGGTAAAGGCAGGTTAACTGGTTTTGCTTCTGATTATAAAAATCCAGCAAAAAAATCAATATCATTGTTGTTTAGCGCCGCTGGTATTAAGGTTGGTGTATTAGATTAATTAATTATGGCTATAGATAAATTATATAAAACTTTAAAGGAAAAAGGTTTATATACTAAGTCTTTTGAAGAATTTGAAGAAAAATTTAGAAAGGTAGAGTATAGAAAACAAGTGCATCAAGCCGTTGTAAACGAGGGTTTATATACTAAAGATTTAGATGCTTTTGAAGATAAATATTTAAACAACTTAACTTTTTCTAACATAGCATCAAACTTAGGCCAAACCGCGCTTAGTCTTGGTGAAGGTACAATTGACTTGCTAGAAGAAAGCCAAGCTTCTTTAGAGTTTTTAGGTAAGCAGTTTGAAAAATATTATGAAGGTAAATCTAAAGGTATATTTGAACCTTTAACGGTACAAGAAAAAGATGTTATTAGAGATAGAATTAAAGCAACGGGTATAAACATACCATTTGGCTTGCAAGGTGTTGGCTCTGGTATAAAAAGCAAATCATTTGACCCATTAATAGAAAACTTACAAAAAAATATTGTAACATATGATGATACTATAGGTCAAGCTTTAAATAAAGATGACGTTGATTGGACAGAAGTTGGAAGTAGAATTGCCACTGGTGTGGTTGGTTCAATACCAAGTTTAATACTAGCAACTAATCCAATGGGTTTAACTGTGCTTGGTGCTAGCTCAGCTGGTAATAAATGGGAAGAAGAATACGAAGAAAGCCCTGAAACAGCAGCATCTTTGTTATTTGCTAATGCTGCTGGCACTGGTTTAATTGAAGCTGCTGGTGAATATTTTACAGGTAGATTAGTAAAAGCTTCAGGTATTATGGGTAGATCTGGTGCGCCAACAGAGGCTATTAAGCAACTAAACAAAAGCGCCGGTGAACAATTCGCTAAAATATTATATGGCTTTGGTCAAGAGGGTGCAACTGAATTTGCACAAAGCTTTGGAACAAAAGTTTTAGAATCATTACCAAAAGGTATACCTGGTGGTTTAGGTAAAAAAGTTGACTGGGAGCAAGCAGCTTGGGAAGCTTTAGACGAAGGTATAATAGGTGGATTTAGTGGCGGCGGCGTAAGAACATTAGGCTCTATTGGTGATACAAAGTCTGTTCGTAGAAGAAGAGCTGAAACAATGTTAGCATCGCCTGAAAGCAGAAGAATAATTAAACAATCTTACGATGAAATAAAAGAACTTGAAAAGGGATTAAAAAACGCTGACGAAACAACACGTGAGATAATAGAAGAAAAAATAGAGTTAGAAATAGATAAAATATACGATGAAAGAATAAAGTCTTCTAAAGCATTATCAAACTTATCTGATAAAGATTTAATGGACTACGCAAAAAATATTGAAAAGCTAAACTCAATAAATAAATCTTTTAAAAATCCAGATAATATAGCAAACAAAAGAAACTTAGCTGAATTAAAAAATGAGTTTGATAAAATAGAAAAACAAAATAATGACTTGCTAAACAAAGCAGTTGAAAAGAATTTACAAACTAATTTAAGATCTGCAAAAAAAGCAGCGTTAAAAAGAGGTATAAAAGATTTTAAAGTAGTATCTCAAGAAGAATTTAAAAAACTTTATAAAAAAACAGACGAAGGCAAAGACTTAGACGATAACCAGCTATCGCGTGATGCTAGAGAAATATCAGGTTATTACGATAAAAAATCAAACACTATAGTTATAAACGAAACATCAGCTAAAAACTTTGGTATGGTAACTGTAGGTAGTCACGAGCTGTTACATCCAATACTAAACTCTGTCATGGGTTCATCACAAAGTCAAGCTGATAAAGTAGCTGAATTTAAAAACATATTGTCAGGTAGACAAAGAAGATTAATGGATCAAGAAATGGCTGATCGTGGTTATACTAAGGAAGATGAAGCCACAGAATACTTTAACGTATTTCTTGATGCTGTTGCTGATAAAAACTCTGACATAGCTTTTGAGAAAAATTTATATACACGTATAGGTGACTTTTTAAAATCTATATTTAGCGACTACAATATAAACAATATGGATTTTAAAGATGCTAATGGCGTGTTTAATTTCTTAAAAGCATATCAAGAGGGTGTTCAAAAGGGTGAGTTTACAAAAGAAGTCTCTGATATTATTGGTGACTTAGGCAACATAGAGTCTGAAGTTGGTATTGATACATCAAGAAACGCATCTGCAAACGTACAAAGAATATACGAGCAACGTGGTGTTGATGGTGCTTTTGATATAATACAAGAGTTTGCACCTATAGTAAACAACATAGTTAACAAGTTTAGAAACGTACCTGGCTTTGATGCTAACTTATTAACAGATGAAATAAATACAGGTAGAAGAGGTATACTTGATATGATAAGGGAATATAATCCTGAAAAAGCAAAGGGCGCACCACTCGCGGCTTATATTAATTCATTTATAAAACAAAGATCTATTGAAGCTGCTAACAGAATATTAAAAACTGAGTTTGAAACTGACGTGTCTGAAGCAAGAGGCGTTGCTGTTGAAGAAACTACGACACCAGAGATAAGTGATAAGCCTAGAGCTAGAAAAATAAATCCAATAGATTTTGTTTCAGATCCTGATTTAAAACAAAAGTACATTGACGATGTTGTAGATAAGTTAAAAGACTTAGATCCAGCGACGTTAACGTTTAAAAACTTAAAAGATTTATCGGCAGAAAATACAGCTAAGATATTTAATGTGCCTACTAAAAAAGTAGTAGATCCAACTGCTAATTTAACAAAGCAAGAAAAAGAAAATGCTTTAAAGTTTATTAGAGCTAACGCTTTAGATTTAATATCTTTATTACCAAAAGGCGCTGTAACAGAATCAGCTTCAGAAAAATTATTAGGTACATCAACCGGTGTACCAAAAAGTTTATTAAATAAATTTTATACTAAACAAGATAGGATAACAACAGGAGCTGGATTATCGCCTTTTACTAAAAATAATAACATAACTAGAAAAACATTTTTAGAAGCATTTGGTATTATTGATGGTCAAAAATCTACAGACTTTGGACCAAGAACACCTGAAGCTCAAGCTGTAAAAGCCATGATGTCATTATATGGCAAGCTAGCTACAAACAGTATAGTAAGAGATCAGCTTAGAAAACAAGGTGAATTACAAAGTGTTATACAAGACATAGCAGCTGGTAAGTCATCTGTTCAATTTAGTAGGGCTGTTAGAAGACAGTTTGATTTAAAACTAAAAGGTAGATTAAAAGTTGATACGTTATTAGCTGAAAATGGTTTAGATAAAAGCCTAAACTTAAAAGAAGAAATTAAAACACCTGAGGGTAGGCAGAGAATAGTACAAAATTTAAAGAATAATGTTGTAGTTCTACTACCTAAAGAAGCGTGGTTAGGACCTAGAGGTGGTAACGTGTTTACAACATCTGGTAAAGATTATGGAATAACTGGTAACGTTACTCAAGAACAACGACAGTCATTAAATGATTTACGTGTAGAAATAAATAACATGTTAAATGATTCTGACACTAAGTTTGGTGATCCTATTGAGGGTATTAGTGATTATTCAGTTTCTAGTTATAATACTATATTTAACGCTAGAAAAAAGACTATACAAGACGGCGCAAAAGAGTTTAATGATAAAGTTACGGCTATACATAAAGAATTATGGGCTAGAATAAATAAAAGTATACGTAATGATAACACGGGCACTGTTGCGCCTGGTGTAGCTACATACTTAAAGCTAGTAGCAAACCACACTGGACATTGGCATAAGTTAGGTGCTGCTATATACGGTTACTCACCAAACCCTAAAGCAAAAGGCAAAACCAAGTATGAATATGAGCATGCTATGCCTGCTACAGCGGCTTATTTATATTTATTAGACGCCGCAATAAATAAAACAAACTTTAATACTAGCTATGAATTAGTTATGAATAACTATAAATTAATAGCGCTAGATAAAGTTGATAATAAAAAATTAGGCTTAGCAAAATTAGGTAGAACAATGCCTGATAATTGGGATATATTAGACAACAATTGGTGGCAAAGGTATTTTAATGAGACTGTAGCCCAAATAGATGGCGGTATAGATCCCAACACTATAGTCGATTTAGACGGTAACACGTTAGCTAACGCTTTAAATATATATAAAGATGGATCAAATATATTAAGCCAGCAAGAGTTAGATATAATTAAAAACGCCGAGAAAGCAAATGAAGGTATGTTTGATATATTAATTAAAGGTCAAACGTTAAATAAACAAACAAAAGATTTAAAAATAATTGACAAGGCTATAAACTTTTCAAGAGTACCAAGGCCAGAAAAAGGTATTTCAATATTTGATTTTGATCAAACACTAGCTAACACTAAAGAAAAGGTAATAGTTAATATGCCTGACGGCACGTCTACTAAAATTGACGCTGCTGAATTTGCTAGAACAGCAGAGCAGCTAGAGCAAGAAGGTGCTAAGTTTGATTTTACTGAGTTTGATAAAGTAAAAGGCGCAACTAAAGGACCATTTTTTGAGTTAGCGCAAAAGATAAAAGGTAAGTTTGGTAACAAAGATATATTTATATTAACAGCTAGACCACAAAACGCCGCGCCAGCTATACAAAGATTTTTAAAGGGTGTAGGTTTAGATATAAGAATAGAAAATATAACAGGCTTAGAAGATGGTAGTCCTCAAGCTAAAGCAAGGTTTGTTGCGGAAAAAGTAACAGAAGGTTACAACAACTTTTTCTTTGGTGATGATGCGTATAAAAATGTAAAAGCTGTACAAGAAATACTAAATATAGCTGATGTAAAAAGTGACGTGCAGCAAGCTAAAATACAATTTAGTAGGAATTTAAGCAAGAGATTTAATGAAATAATATCTGAGAATAAAGGCATTGATCCTAACGCTAGATTTTCTGAAGCAGCAGCTAAAGTGCGTGGCGCTAAATCAGATAAATTCTGGTCAAGGTTATTTGTTCCACCATCAGCAGAAGATTTTAAAGGCCTTTTGTATATGCTTGTAGGCAAGGGTAGAAAAGGTGAGCAGCAAATGATGTTTTTAGAAGACGCTTTAATTAAACCTTTTGCTAGAGCATTTAGAGATATTAATGCAGCTAGACAAAAAGTAAGTAACCAATATGATCAATTAAAAAAAGATCTACCAAATATAAAAAGAAATTTATTACAAGCTACTGATTATAATAATTTTACTTTTGATCAAGCTATACGTGTTTATTTAATGAATAAAAACGACATAGAAATACCAGGTATATCTCAAAGAGATGTTGATGCATTAATTAAAGTGGTTGAAGCTAACCCACAGTTAGTGCAGTATGCTGATAGATTATCACAAATAATAGGTAAAGAAGAAGGTTATATAGTTCCAAGTGATGTATCGTGGTTGTCATCAACTATAGAACAAGATTTAAAAGATTTAAATAACAAAGTAAATAGATCTGAATATTTATCTGAGTGGATAAATAATAAAAACGAAATATTTAATGAAGATAATTTAAATAAACTAGAAGCGCTATACGGTAAATCTTATAGAGAAGCATTAGAAGATATATTATACCGTATGGAAATTGGTAGTAATAGACCAGCAGGTCAAAACAAGTTGGTTAATGATTTTACAACATGGGTAAACAATGCTGTAGGTAACATAATGTTTTTAAATGTTAGAACATCTGTGCTACAAACAATATCGTTTGCTAACTTTGTAAACTGGAGCGACAACAACCCTATTAGATACATGCAGGCTGTTGCTAACTTTCCACAGTTTGCTAGTGATTTTGCTATGATATGGAACTCTGATTTTCTTAAACAAAGAAGAAAAGGTTTACAAACAGACGTTAGTGCTTCTGAAATAGTAAATCAAGCTGCTAATTCTAAAAATAAAGTAAGTGCCATATTATCATATATATTAGGTAAAGGTTATTTACCAACCCAAATGGGTGATAGCTTTGCTATATGCATGGGTGGTGCAGGATTTTACAGAAATAGAGTAAAAAGTTACATAAAACAAGGGCTAAGTGAATCAGAAGCTGAGGCTAAAGCATTTGCAGATATGCAAGAAACATCTGAAGATGCACAGCAGTCAGCTAGGCCAGATAAAATATCACAACAACAAGCTGGTCCACTTGGTAGGTTTATATTAGCATTTCAAAATACACCAATGCAATATACACGTATGATTAAAAAATCAGGATTAGATTTGTTAAATAGAAGGCGTGTCAGGGGTTTATCACAAACACAAAGCGATATGACACATATATCAAAAATATTGTACTATGGTGCTATGCAAAACTTTATATTCTCTGCATTGCAAAATGCGTTGTTTGCTTTAGCGTTTAGTGATGTTGAAGAGGAAGAAGAAAAACAAAAATATAGTAGAATAGCTAACAACATGGCTGATACTATATTGAGAGGTACTGGCGTTTATGGCGCGGCAGCATCAACATTAAAGAACATAGCGTTACAGTTTATAAGGCAAGAGAAAAAAGGATCAAGAGCAGATCACGCTTACACTATAATAGAAGGTGTCAACTTGTCACCACCAATAGGTAGTAAAATAAGAAAATTATATTCAGCTACTCAAGCTGTTAAGTTTAATAGAGATGAAATAGCTGAGATGGGATTTGATATAGACAACCCTGCGTATGATGCTGTTGCTAACACGGTATCTGCAGTAACTAACGTACCTCTTGATAGGGCTATACGTATTACTGATAACGCTAGAGCAGCGTTAGATAAAAATAATGAAGCTTGGCAACGTATAGCATTAGCATTAGGTTGGAACACGTGGGATTTAGGTATACAACCACAAAGAGAAAGCACTGGCAAGAAAAGAAAAAATAAAAAAAGAAAGATAAGATTATTTTAAAACACGTGATAATTAACTATGGCAGCTCAAAAAAACCCTACAACAAAAGAAACTTTACAGCTAATTGAATATCAAATAGAACAGATATTTAAAGAAATAAACAATTTAAACGAAGATAATAAGACAGCTCACACTGAAGTTAAAAAAGATCTTCGTTTTATTAAACAAAATTTATTTGATCCAAACGAGGGTATATGGGCTGAAGTAAAACAAAATTCTAATTTTAGAAAAGACACTATTAAATGGCGCGGTGCGTTAGGTCTTGGTGTATTTAGTTT